GTGAAAGCCGAGCTTGAGCAGATCGAACACGTCCTAAACGACGCGGAAACAGCGATGCGGAGCGCTTACAGCCTGCTCCTGCGGTTCGAGGATAAGGAGGCAGAACATGAAAATTGTAATTGATATTCCCGAAGAATGGTTTTGCAGGTTGCAAAACGAATGGGGATGGGCGCTGGCGGAAAACGTAAGAGAGGCGATCAAGAACGGAACACCCCTGCCAAAAGGACACGGGCCGCTGATAGACGCGGATGCACTAAAAAATGTTATTGGGAAATTTGGCCTCTATTGGGAATACGGCCAGGGGGTATCCGATTGTTGGGATGCTCTTCTCGCCGCACCGATCATCATAGAGGCAGATAAGGAGGTGAGCGAATGAACTATAGAGATTTTACGTTGAGTGATTGGATAGAGCATATAAACGAAAAGATAGAAGATGAATCAACCCTTGATGGGAATGAAATGAGAGATCTGGTTAAGTTCCTGAAAACAGACGATCTAATCAGCAGACAGGCGGCGATTGAGGCACTTGGCGAAGAACCGCCAGTATGGTATGACGGCGAGGATGAATTGGCGGAACGCGATCAATGGCGAAGGGACGTTAATGCTATCAAAGCATTGCCGTCCGCGCAAGAGCCAGAGGTAAAACCGATAGATTATCAGGACTGTTCGAACGCAATGCTCAAGATGTGGATGGATAATGTTGTAACTGACGGCGAGTATAACCGCATTATGGACAAATTAAATGCACATTGGAGGAAGAAAAATGAGTGATTTAATCAGCAGACAGGCGGCGATTGAAGCCGTCAAAGCATTAGAGAGCGATTCATTTAACTTTAATAATGGTTTGATAGCGTCTATGAACGTAATTGGCGAATTGCCATCCGCAGACCCAAAACCGCTAACAGACGAAGAACTAAATGAGGCACACAACGAAGGCTACGATGTCGGCTATTGGGCAGGTCGGAGAGATTATGAGCAAAAGTGGATTCCGTGCAGCGAGAGGTTGCCCGAAGAAAGCGACTTCGTGCTAATGACAATCCGGAGAATGGATAAAAACTATAATCACGAACCCTTTATATCCATTGGTTATATCTCATGGAATCAACAGGCTTGGTGGTGCATTCATGACGGAGATTGCAAATCGCACGATGTAATAGTAGACGCATGGAAGCCGTTACCCGAGCCATATAAGGCAGAAGAGGAGGCGAGCGAATGAAAGACGATCTTATAAGCAGACAGGCGGCAATTGAGGCACTACGAGAAAAAGTTTTTCATAATTTGAGTGATGAGTTTTACGGAGCAATGCAAGTGCTCGACGAACTTCCATCCGCACAGCAGTGGATTCCCGTGACGTCTCGACCGATGGATGAGGAAGAGCGTTTGGAATGGTCGAAAAAAACTGATTTCGAAATCGAGGACAGCGAGGCTATAATCTATACGTCACAACTTCCTGATGATGGAGAAGAAGTGTTGACTTGTGACAGATACGGGAATGTCAGAATTGATATTTTTGAAAATGATCTTGACTACGGGTGCTATTTTGAAGAAAACGGCGACATGGATGGTATAATCGCATGGATGCCATTGCCAGAACCGTATAAGGCAGGTGAGGAGGGCGAAACATGACGACACGAGAACAAGCAACGAAGATTTTAAAGCAGCTCGCGCAACGTGCATATTGCGGCGAAACCATAACGCCGACGCTGGAAGAAGTAGAGGCGTTATTTGAGGGAGTGAAAGCACTAGAACGGCTTGAACGCGCGAATGCCCCGGAAGTAAATATGCCGCACTATGACAGATACAAGCAGGAGAGGCCAGAGACGGAAAAAACCTGGATAAGCGCGGCAGAGATTACGAAGGAAATAAAGAGGATCGTTGAAGAAACCGTAGCAGCGGAATGCAGAGAAGTAAGAAGGCTCCTTGAAATGACGCGCGACATTGTAGAAGCTGAAAAAGAATTTACAAATAGTTTAATTGAAGCGGCTGCGTCTACCCGCAGGAAAGGAGAAACATGACACACGAATTGAAGATCCTGAAACCATTCGCGGACGCAGTGGCGAGCGGGAAAAAGACGTTTGAGGTCCGCCGGAACGACCGGGGCTTTACGACAGGCGACAAGATCCGATTCCACGTGATAAGCGCGGAAACGGGGGAGCCGATCGAGCACCCGCTGAACGGAAAGGCCTACGAGGTAGGCTACATCCTGCGCTTTGAGGATTTCCCGGCCGGGCTCTCCGAAGGCTTTGCGGTTTTTACGATCAAGCCGGAGCAGATCGAGCGGAAGGAGGCGGAGACATGACGAAAGAGATGGAGATGCAGCGGCAGGTGAGAAAGGACGTCAAGAGGCTCGAGACGGTAACGGCCACGATGAAAGAGATCCTCGCGTATTTGGAGCAGGGCCACACGGTAATGGACGTAGAGAACGAATACGGTGAAAAAATGGACGAAGCCGACAAGCTGCTTTGCGACGTTTGCTTCGGAAACTGAAAGGAGGCACGGAAGTGAAAAACACGGAAAGGCCGCCAGGATGGATCGACACACCGCTCGGCCAGATTTACGCCGGAAGCGGAGAAAGCATCCGGGAGATCATCGAGGAAACGGTGAACATGACCGTCGCAGCATTGAAGGCGGCGGGGATGCTAAAGGACGGGAGCAAGAGCGCGGCCGAAAAGACGGAGGAGCTTCTGCGGAATTACCCGACGTTCCGCAAGATGAAAAACAAAGAGAGCGCGATCAAGCTGACGAAAGCGATCGACGCGGCGCTCGACGAGATAAGCGACGACCCGTACTCGGAAGTGATATGGCGGTTTTACTTTGACGGCGAAAGCCGGGAGAGTATCGCGCTTGAATTCGGAACGACCGCTACGACCATAAGCAGGAACAAAAAGCGGCTGCTCAATCTGATCGCGCAGAGGATCTTCACGAAAGAAGTCATCTGCGAGCTGTTCCTGTAGAGACGAGAGCCAAAGGCACGCGCCGGAGGCTCTTTTTCATGGAGCAGGACACGAAAGCGCAGGGAATGGGCGAATTTCGCGCGCAATGTGGGCAAATTCGCGGTTTTATGCTTTCCTCGGTAAATTGCAAGCCAAAAGGCAAAAACGGCGAAATAGGGCAAATAAACGCGACAGGCGGCAACGTGTAACATTCCGTGTAACATCGTGTTACTTGCGTACGCGGAAAAAATGTGCGAAAATGAAAGAAGGAACACGAAGGAATGCGCAAAAAACAAAAAAGAGGAGGAAATGACATGGAATTTTACGATTACATTAAACCCGAGCTTTTGATTCTCGTACCGGTGCTTTTTATCATCGGCGAGATCGTCAAAAACACGAAGAAAGTGAAGGATAACTACATCCCGGCGATTCTGGGGATCTCCGGCGTCGCGCTGGCGTTCTTGTACGTCACGGCGACGGAAGGCCTGGCGCTCATCGGAGCATTCACGGCGATCACACAGGGAGTTCTTGTGGCAGGCGCCGCAGTCTACGCCGACCAGCTGATAAAGCAGAGCTTCGGAAAGTGAGGGCGCGGCAGTGAGTGAGGCTATAATCGTCGGCTTGCTTTCTCTGCTCGGAACGCTGGCCGGATCCTTCGGAGGAATGCGCCTGATGGCGTACCGTATCGAACAACTGGAAAAACGCGTCGACAAGCACAACAATGTGATCGAGCGGACATTCAAGCTTGAGGAAAAGGACGCAGTTCAGGACGAAAAGATAAATGTCGCAAATCACAGGATCGCGGATCTCGAAGCGGTCATCATGAAAGGGAGCGCGAAAAAATAAACGAAAGAATCCGAAATAAGTGCGAAATCTAAAAAAGGGGGCAGCTTATGGGCAGAAAAGGCAAATACGAAACGCACGTCAAGCCGCACCTTGCGGAGATCAAAGAGTGGATCACGGAATACACGGAAAAGCAGATAGCGCAAAGGTTAGGCGTAGGTTTGACCGCCTTCGCAAAGTACAAAAATGAGCACGAAGAACTGCGCAAGGTTCTGGCCGACGGAAAGGTGCAGCTCGTCCGGGAATTGAAGGACGCACTCAAGAAAAAAGCGAAAGGGTTCGCTTATACGGAGACAAAAACGAGCATCCGCGAAAACCCCGACGGAACGACATCGAAATTTATTGAGAAATACGAGAAATACGCGCAGCCGGACACGGGAGCGATTCACCTGCTCCTCAAGAACCTGGATCCGAACTGGCGCAACGATGACAAGGAAACGATGGATCTCAAACGCAAGCAGACAGAGATCGCAGAGAAGAAGGCCGAAGCGGCCGAATGGTAAAGGAGAAGAACGATGCAAGTGATCGAAAGTTTTTTGACCGCAAACCCGTGCTACGTTGAGGGTCAGCCGCTTTCCGTTCTGGGGCTGATGCTCCACAGCGTAGGGACGCCGCAGCCGAGCGCGAAGGTATTTGTCAAGAAATGGAACACACCGACGCACACAAGATCCTGCGTTCACGGCTTCATTGACGCGAACACCGGGGACATTTATCAGACACTGCCGTGGACAATGCGCGCATGGCATTGCGGCAAGGGCACGAACGGCAGCGGGAACAATACACACATAGGCGTGGAGATGTGCGAGCCGCCGTGCATTAAATACACAGGCGGGAGCAAGTTTACGGTTTCGGATCCGGAGCTTGCGAAGGAATACGCGGAGCGGACATATCGCTCGGCGGTTTCGCTTTTTGCATATCTTGCAAAGCAGCACGGAATCAACCCGGACACGCCGGGAGCGATCATAAGCCACGCGGAAGGGCATAAGCTCGGGATCGCGAGCAACCACGCAGATCCGGAACATTTATGGCGCGGCCTCGGGATGAGCTACACGATGGACACATTCCGCGCGGATGTAAAAGAAGCGATGGGCGAGACACCGGATCCGCCGAAGCCGGAGCCCGGGATCGTACAGCCAACCGTGGACAGCGTGATCGGCAAAGTTAAGCAGCTGGAGCCGGGCGATTTCCTAAACGTAAGAAAAGGACCGGGATCCGCTTACGGCATCAATCCCGAATGGCCGAGACTGTCAAGCGGGAACGCGTTCGAGATCCTGGGAACGGACGCGACACGAAAGTGGCTGTACATCCTGATCGCAGGTCCGGGCTACAGCGTAAACGGATGGGTTTACAGTAAATACGTGGAATTATAACGAAAGGGGCAGAGCATGGCGCGAGCGAGATCCTTATACAGTTTTTACCGGAGCGACGAATGGAAAGCGTTCCGGCAGACGGTCATAGCGGAGCGGACACAGGCCGACGGCTTTATATACGACGAGGTGACGGGAAAGCCGATCCTCAAGCCCTACGACCTGATCCTGCATCACGTGGAAGAACTGACCGAGGAAAACGTAAACGACGCGAACATAGCGCTCAACCCGAAGAACATACAGATCGTTAGCCACAAGACGCACAACGCGATCCACGACCGTTTCGGAAAATATGAAACGAAGAAGGCGTACATAGTATACGGTCCGCCGCTTGCGGGGAAAACGACATGGGTCAAAGAGAACAAGGGCGCGAACGATCTAGTGATCGACATCGACAGCATATGGCAATGCTTGACAGCGGGCAAGAGATACGTGAAGCCGCGACGGTTAAAGGGCGCAGTCTTTCGCATCCGTGACGAACTGCTCGACATTGCTAAGCACAGGCTCGGCTTCTGGAATAACGTTTACATTATAGGCGGCTATCCATTTCAGGGCGAGCGCGAACGACTGGCAGCGGAGACGGGGGCCGAGGAGATCCTGATCGACACGCCGAAGGATGAGTGCTTGCGGCGATTGATGGCAGACACGGAACGAGATCAAGACGAATGGACGGAATACATCGAGGAATGGTTCCGGCGATACCCCCCCCGCGCGGAATGATGTCGAGGCGCGGCCCGAC